GATTCAACTGTTTCGCCAACAGGCTTAAAATGGGCCGGGCCAGCAAGTCCGACTCCGACATTTGCAGGAGCCCAAGCATCATTTAGTGCAAGCGGACAAACTGTTTCATATACGCAAAACAGTAATTTAATACTTTCTTTTGATTATGAAAACTATGATACAGATGGCTATCACAGCACAGTAACAAACAAATCTAGAATGACAGTACCAACAGGAAAAGGCGGCTATTATCTACTTGCTGCAAATGGTATTTTCTTAGGCACAGTACCGGGTGTTTCACGAATTATTCTTTACAAAAACGGCACTCAATACAATGAAGCACTTTCCTATGGTGGAAGAATTGGTGACACCGCCGGAAATAACAATCTCTCGTTGATTGGATCGGCGGTTGTTGCCGGTGCCGCTGGTGATTATTTTGAAATCGCTTATCAAGGAGATTTATCTACTGGCAGCAAAACCGCATACGGCTCATTTACTATTGCATATTTGGGGGCATAAATGGAACACAAATTAAAAAATCCTAACAAACCTGTCAATTCTGAAATCTTTAGAAATGAAACTGGTTGCGACTTGTTTATCCGTGATGACAATTGGTTTGTCTCAGGTGATGTAAGCGCCGAGCAAGCCCAAGCGTTACTCGATGCACATAATCCAACACCACCATCCGAGCCAACAATTGCAGAAAAATTGGCAAGCGTTGGCTTATCTGTCGATGAATTGAAAGCGGCATTGGGTGTCTAATTTTCCACAAGGCACATTGCCGCGTTTGATTCAGGTTGCGTTGGCGGAAGTCGGCACAGCTGAAACAGGCAACAATGAGACAAAGTACGGCAAATTTATGAAAGCCGACAAGCTGCCATGGTGCGGCTCGTTTTTAAATTGGTGCGCTGATCAAGCTGGTGTGAAGGTGCCAAATGTGGTCAGCACGCGTGCTGGAGCCGAGGCATTTAAGAAAAACAAGCAATGGCACACCACACCAAAGATTGGTGATTTTGTTTTCTTTGATTTCATCATTGATGATAAAGAGACAATCAATCACATTGGCTTGGTGATTCGGTGTTCAGAGAAACAGATTGTGACCATCGAAGGCAACACATCAGCTGGCAAAAGTCAGCGCAATGGTGGAGAAGTCATGGTGAAATCAAGAGCTTTGGGAGCACGCTCATTTGTGGTGGGTTACGGCCGACCTAATTATGAGCCTTTTTCCGGTGATTTACCGGATCGACCAAAAGGAGAAAAATAATGGAGCAAGCAAAAGCAATTGCAGCATCATGGGCGCGGTCATACATCGCGGCAGCTTTAGCGGTGTACATGGCCGGTGGAGACATCAAGGCAATGGCGATGGGTGGCGTGGCAGCTGTTGTACCTGTCATTTTGCGCTGGCTGAATCCAGCTGATAAAGCTTTCGGATCAACGGGGAAATGATCCCGAAACTACGCGCGGCAGGTTTAGCTTTGATCCTTTCGCTAAGCCTTGCCGGGTGTGGTTATGACGGATGGGTGCGATACCCATGCCAAGAGCACGAAAATTGGGAAAACCCAGAGTGCCAAAAACCACAATGCAAAGTCACGGGAACTTGCACAGAGGATGTGATTGGTGATGGCTTCAAAGAATAAAGAGCGATTAAGCCAAGAGGACATCAAGGCACGACTGATGTTTCTCATTGGATCGGTTTTGGCTATTGTCTTTTTGATTGTAACTTTGGGCATCACTTATGCGCTGATTTTTGTCACACAACCGATTGGAGCACAAGCTCCCAATGATGCAGCTTTCATCGATCTGCTCAAAACATTGGCAATCTTTCTCACCGGGTCATTGGGTGGGGTATTAGCATCGAACGGCCTCAAAGACAAGCACAAATCAGAATACGAGAAAGCAATAGAGAAGCGATTATCCGGTAACGACACGCCATGATTTGAGCGTGATTCTTGAAAATGTCAGGTATTGCTGTCACTCTCTATTTCGGGAGCTGATAAGCGGCTCCCAGAATCGGGAGCAACAAAATGAACGAAGCATCAATTGTGATCATGTGCTTGATCGCTGGAGCCTTATGGGCTGTCATGTCTTATTCGGTCGGATTTAAAGAAGGCCAGAGACAAGGCTATACACGCGGCAGAGCTGTGGCACGCCATGCGGTATCAGCTGATCGCAAGGTGAACAACTAATGGCCGGATTTCTTGAAAACTATGAAGGCAACAAAGAGCGCACAGATCGCTGGATCGCCACATTTCCACAAGGCCGGCTTGAAGCTCACATAATCGAATTTAACGCGGAAAAAGGCTATGTGCTTGTACAAGCTAAGGCATGGCGCAATCAAGATGAAAAAGAGCCAGCTGGCATTGATTTTGCTTTTGGCTATCGTGAGGCATATAACCCGAACATGAAACGCTGGTTTTGCGAGGATACGACAACCTCAGCATTGATGCGCGTGATGGCTTTGGTGATGGGTGGCACAGAAAAAAGCACGAAAGAGATCATGGAGCAGGTCAAAGTCAATGATGCAACGAAGCCGCAAGATTATGACTATTGGACAACAAAACATGGCGATGTGCCAAGCTACAAAACGGCCGGAGAAGCTGAGCAAGCTGGTATTCCGTCACTTGGATCATCGATGGATGAGATTGCTAAGCAATTGGGTGGAGAGCTTTTACAAGAGGCACCGCAATGCCGCCATGGTCATCGCGTATGGCGCACCGGCACATCGGCCAAAACGGGCAAGGATTGGGCCAACTATTCATGCGTAGGTAAAAAGCCAGATCAATGTGAGCCGCTGTGGTATGTATTTACCAGCGATGGCACATGGAAGCCACAGGTGTGATGATGACCAAAAAACAATTGTTGGTTGCATTGATCATCATTGAAGCTGCATTGCTCATCGGATTGGTGGTGGCCTTGTGAGCGATTATATTGAGATCATTTATCCACAAGAGATGAAAGCGCGATTGATGTGCAACGGCGAAATCATTGAGGAATACAAAATTGAGCAATGCGACAAATGCTCACAGCTGAGGCGATTGGATCACTTTGGCTACCAAAAAGGCTATGACAAGCAAGACAACATCATTTGGTTTTGTGGTGATTGCCGATGATAGATCGCATTGAGGAAGTGCAATGCATGATTGCAGCCATCCAACATTGTCATGATCGATCAGCTGATCACAGCTCACGGATTGTCAAAAACCTTTCATGGTTCGAGTATGTGGCCCAAATGGGGGAATCAATGGCAGCTGAGTTATTCGTGGCCAAGCGATTGGGCTATGACTACACACCGGGCATCACATGGGATAAATCCAAAGCTGATGTGGGCGAGCACATTGAAGTCAAATGGTCAGCCAACCCGGCCAGCAATCTCTGGATTCAGGAATCAGATCGGCATGATCGTGACATTGCCGTGCTTGTAACAGGCAACGCACCAAAGATGCACATCGTTGGCTGGATGCCGGTGGCCGTGGCCAAAAAACCTCGCTATCGAAACGCATCACAAAACAACTGGAGCGTGCCACAAATCAATTTACAACCAATCGAAACATTGATGCGGAGTAATTATGCACATCCTGCAATTTGATTGTTCAATCTGTGCAAAACTGTATGGAAAGCCTAAGCAACGCCATGGACTCAAGAAAGGTGCAGAACTAACAGAGCATGAGTGGTTCGCACAATGCATGAGCTGTGGCACATTTGGCATCAAAATCGTTGATGATGCACGGATCACGGAGATGTCATTGTGATTAAGTTATCCACAGGCATCATCCACAGGCTGTGCGCAACGCCCAACATCACGCTCAATGTTGCAATGTATTTGCGTGGTTCGGTACGCTCCATGCTCGTGGGCGAGCCGCTGAGGCGGATAGCTCGCAAGCGATGCTTGGTGCTATTGGCCGCGCTATGTTTTGCTAGCGCATCACCGGCACAGGCCACACAAGATGCAACAAAGAAACCATCGATTGATTCATTGAAGTTATATGCACACTCAAGGATTGTGAACTACAAAGAATTTCAATGTTTCAACACATTGATTACCAAGGAAAGCAATTGGCGTGTGGAAGCTATCAATCCAAATGGCAATCACTTTGGTCTTGGTCAAATGCGTAATACCAAATACAGAAACCTAGATGGCTTTCGCATGATTGATTGGACACTCCGATACATCGATCACAGGTATCAAGGCAAGATTTGCAATGGTGCTTTGGCTCATTGGCGAAAGCATGGGTGGCATTAATGTCAAGAGCTTGGAAAGGTGGAAGCACAAGCCGTTGGCGTAAGATCAGAGAAGCTGTGTTGAAGCGTGATGGATGCTGTCAGATGTGTGGGCAATCCGAAGGCCAAATGCACATTGATCATGTGATTCCCAAGAGACTGGGTGGAGGCGATGAAATCTGGAATTTGAGGCAATTGTGCCAAAAATGCAATTTAAGCAAAGGTGGTCGTTTTTTTGAGGCGGACGGAACAC